GTCTCCTACTTTATCGAGCGAATACGAAAGGTCATTTATCACGCACGGCATGTTCAGTATCTCATTGCCGTCGGATTGTATGATACATATCCGCACAACCGCTTTCATGGCTCTTTGTGCCTTGAAAAATTGCAAGCACGCTTGCCCGTCTGTACCGTTGCCGCGAATGAAGGAATACGACTTATTGACGGGTAGAAGAATATTATCAAGGGTTAGCGACCGAAGCCCCACAGGTCCGATTAGCTTAATATCACCGCGTAATCCGTTGAATGTCTCATTATTCTGCGGCTCGTTTATCGTCGGTAAAGGATTCGGAATGACGGGTAGCGTAATGTATTCATTGGTCAATTCCGAATGGAATACGATATCTGTAGACGGCTTGCGTTCGGCATAGTCTAGTATCTTGCCGACTAGTCCATGACTAAGCTTATCGGCGTACTGTGTGGCACGGCTTATTGCCGTATGTTCAAGTTCCGCTTTCTTCGCTTGTAAGCGTTGAGTCATTATTTTTCTTGCATTGTCTGTAAAATTCATCTTCTCACCGCCTACATGTTATTCATGGCAAGCATGATTTTCTCTGTTATGTGCTTGCCGCACTCGTTCATGAACGCTTCGTTGCCGATGACATTGCCCTGTATCGTCATATTTACGGTCACATTACCGTTACTGTTCGCAAGCTGTTTCAGGCTTTCATCGTGTGGAATGACTTGCGATCCGTTTGGCAAATTGATAATCTCGCCGCGTTGGTTTTCGTTGACGTACGTTAAGCCGCCTTGCCAGTACTCTGTCCCCGTCGCATTGCCGTCACCGACCAACTTACCAACAGTGCCGTTTATAATCGCACTGCCAGTATCGCGTATGCCCTGGATTGCGTCAGCCGCCCATTGTAACTTGTCTTGTACCCAATTAAGCACGCCTTCAGCAACATTACGGATAATATCGAAGTACCCAGTAAATATCTGCACAAGACCCGAAAAAGCCAAATCCCAGTTGCCAGTGAATACCCCCGTTAAGAAGTCCGTAATGCCGTTGAATATCTGAGTAACGTCATCAAGTATAGGTCTGAGCGTTGTAATTATGTTCTCATACAAGTCCGAGATTAAAGCGGATACCCTATCAACAAAGCCAGTAACGGTGCTTACAATTCCGTCCCATGTCTCCGAAATAAATTCAGATACCGCCGTCCATACCTCTATTGCTACTTCTTTTATCTCTTCCCAATGGGTTACGAGCAAGTAAATCCCGGCTACTACTGCCATGATTGCAATTAATATAGGATTCGCCGCCATAACTGCTACGATAACGCGTACAACCTTAATCACACTCATTAAGCCGCCCGCAATGCCCTTGATTAGCGGCATAATTTTACTTATGCCATTGAAAGCCACAAAGCCGCCCGCAACCGCCTTGAGTACAGGAACAAGGAAACCGAGGTTATCAGCACACCACCGGATCACCTTGCCGAGTGATGAGATAACGAATTTTACTTCATTCATCGCACTGGACAAGCCTTCTTGTATACTGTCCTTGTTCTCATTGATGACTTCGGCTATCCAAGTAAATGCACCGCTGAACAGTCCGAATATGTCTTGTATGACGGGTGCGATAATCGGCATGATAGTACTTGCCATATCAATGAACGCCTTCTGCATAGGCAGTAAGCCTTTACCGATTGTCGCCATGAGTGCCGCCTGTTGGTTCTTCATTCGCTTAAGCTGCCCGTCAGGCGTATTCGCTAATATCTCATTTTGCTTGCTGAAGGTACCGTTTACAACTTCATTGATAGTCGCAAGGCGTTCCGCTTCCGTGCCGTTCTTGATGATTAGCTTTTGTGCTTCGGTGAGCGGTATTTTCATCTTGGTAAGCCCCGCAACGTCACCGTTAAAGGCTCGCCCAATGGCTTGTGACGCAAGTTGAGCGTCCTCTGCCGTGGCGTTGATACCAAACTTTCCCGCAACTAAGTTAGTCAGGGCTTCGGATAGGTCATTGACTTTGTCCACGGGTACGTTCCACTTGTTAAGCTCCGTGTATCCCGCTCGTATCGTTCCCGCCGAGATGACTCCGACCTTCCCCCACTGTGCCGCGTAGTCGTTCAGTTGCTTTTGAGCCGCGTCAATGGAAGCGGCGGACTTGTCGTATAAGCTGTTGTTATTGGCGATACTGTTACGGAGTACCGTCTGTGATAACTCTGCCGCCTTCGCTACATCTAACGCCTTCTTGCCGTATTCGACAATCGCACCGACACCCGCAAACGCTCCGAGTCCTGTCATCGCAAGCCCCATTTTGCCGATACTGCCCGCAATGCCGAGGAATTTGTTATTAATTCCGTTGCCGAAGTTGTTCAATCGGTTACGCATTGCCGTCAACTTTCGTTCTGTGTCTTTAGTCGTGTTGCCGACTTGCCGCATAGGTGCGGTAAACCTGTCTTTCAAAGACAAAAGGACGTTAATACTCTTTGCCATGCATGCTCCTTTCTATATCTTCAATGTCAAGTTCAAAGCAAGCAATGTAAAACGCTTTTTCCGTTGCTGTTAAGCCGAGCAATGAAGATATGTTGTGACCCTTTCGGATATAGTAACGGAACATCGATAACTCTCTGTCCCGTTTTATTACTTTTTTAATTCTTCAACCGGATTGTTAATTCCATACATAGCAAGAATCGCTTCGCCTATGGTCGTAATATCTTCAACACTGTCATTCAAGACCTTGTACACAACGTCTGTCGGTTCGGCACATTCGTACTTCGCTTGTAATTCTTTGTTTTTGAACAGCGGCACGCAATTATAGATAAGCTGTACCATAGAATCCATAACCGCGGAAAGTGTCATATCATCTTGCTTTATATCGTCCATGAGTCGGAGAACAGTCGGAAGCGGCTGCTTGACGATTGTGATTTCACCGCCCAAGCCTTTTACGTAGACCTCTTTAGACTGGAAGCCTTCCGTCATCTTACGGCTTAGCAAGTCTTCAAGTTTGATTTTCTTCAATTCGGATCACCTCATAAAAGAAGCGGACGGGGTTGCCCCCGCCCTACTTAATTACAGTATATAGTCAAGATAGTTATAATCCGCGAATTTAAACGGATAGCTTTCTTCTTGAACCTTCTTGTTCTCAAAGCTATGTGCCAACTCGTCGAGCGTTACGCCTGTAAGTTCAATACGTTCCGCTCCGTTTACGTCAGGGTCGGTAATCTTCGATACAATCTTGATATCCGGAACAGAGCCGTTTTTGATTTTTCCCGCAATCTTTTGTGCTACGCGGCTATCAATCTTATGAAGCACGATTGTTCCGGCTCCTTCAAAGCCAACTAATCGTTGATGAACTCCCATTTCACCGTTAATGTCTACCGCTTCATACTTGAGTGAAATCTTTGCTTCAAAACTCTTTACATTGGCATACAATTCCCCGTCAATCCATACTTTACCGAATTGACCGCGGAGTATTTGGTTATGAATTTCCTTGTTATTCGCCATGATTTACCCCCTATTCCATAGTAATTTGGAAACTTAAATCTTCCATTGCGTCAAGGATTTTAATCTTGGCTGCCAAAAATACGGTAGACTTAAAGCTCATCTTCTTGACTTTGTCTTCGTCCCAGTCCTCTGCTTCTGTCTTGCCTACCGACAGCCATGCGTCACGTTGGTTTTCAACGTCCACGAAGGCGTGATTGTCATATTCAGGGTCGAGAACTTCCCCGTTTACCACCTTCGTTAACGACTTGAAGTACGAGTTGACTGCCGAGATGAATAAGTATTGATTATCGAGATGATTCTTGTACTTGCCTACATAGTATTCTTTGAACGTCGTGTACAAGTCTTCGAGCATTAAGTCCATAGACTCAACGATGATGATTTTCCGCATGTCTTCAGTATCCGTAGAAGTGAAGCTTGTGAGCGTATTCACGCCACGACCTACACGAACCACGTTATCTTCATCGTCATTGATGAGAAGAAGCCACCCTTCATCAGTCCACTTATTCGCGTCCTTTTCATTCGTGATGAAAGAGTTATCCACGTAGTCCAAGTCTTCCAACTCGTAATATGTAATACTACGGTTCATGGGAAGATTAGCCAAGATAGACACGATACGCGGCAAGTAGTCCGTCATTTTTACGTTCGTTTTGCTGTCAGCGTCGGCTTCATGCACGTACTGCCCTTTCATGTTTACGACGTGCTTATCATCAGCAACCGCCACATTAGCAACTAAGCATTTGACTTTTCTGCCCTTGCTGATGACATTACGGCTTTTCGTGTACGAAACTAGATCCGTTTGCCACTCTGCAACCGTTGTGCAAGCCCAGTTGTACTTAATACGGTCGATGACTTGCTTGATGTCGGCAAATGCCGTTGTTTTCGTCGGCACATGCAGCACAACAATTTTATTCACGTTCACATAGAAGCACCGCTTCAAGAGTTTAATTGTGTCCGCGTTGTATTTCTTATCCGTAATATCGGCTTCAAACTTAAAGATGTCATAGCCGATTTCGGTTTGTTTATCATCTTTCAAGATAATTAAAGCCGTGCCACGTTCAGAACGTTTTACGGCTGATACTGCTTTCTGTAAGAAAACAATATCAATATTAGGTAATCCGATTGCCATGTTTTACCCCTTTCATAAATAAAAAATACCCGTATATGACGGGTTTTAGTGGTCTTGCTGTCCGTTGACTTCGAGTTCTTCCATGTATTCGCCTTCAGGTTCGGGTCTGCGTTGCCATACGTCAACATTGAAGTTGACTATATACGTCATATCCCCTTTGTTAATCGTTTCGATGATATCGTCAGGCGTAAGGCTATACCCGTCTAT